TGGCGGTCGGCACCTACGCGATCACGGGTGACGCCGCTGCGCTTCTTTATCATCACGTTCTCGACTTCGCGGTCGGCACCTACGCGATCACCGGATCGCCGTTGGCCTTCGCCGATATGCTCGGGCTGACTCCGGGCGCGTACACGATCACGGGTGACGCGGCGGCGCTTCTCCGCAAGCGTGTGTTGGATTTCGCAGTCGGCACCTACGCGATCACCGGCAGCGCGGCATTGCTCGAAGGCGTTCTCGACATGGCGGTCGGCACCTACGCGATCACGGGTGACGCCGCCGCCCTTCTCTATCACCACGTCCTTGACTTCGCGGTCGGCACTTACGCGATCACCGGATCGCCGTTGGCCTTCGCCGATATGCTCGGGCTGACTCCGGGCGCGTACACGATCACGGGTGACGCGGCGGCGCTTCTCCGCAACCGCGTGTTGGACTTCGCAGTCGGCACCTACACGATCACTGGCAGCGCGGCATTGCTCGAAGGCGTCCTCGACATGGCGGTCGGCACCTACGCGATCACGGGTGACGCCGCTGCGCTTCTTTATCATCACGTTCTCGACTTCGCGGTCGGCACCTACGCGATCACCGGATCGCCGTTGGCCTTCGCCGATATGCTCGGGCTCGCGCCGGGCGCGTACACGATCACGGGTGACGCGGCGGCGCTTCTCCGCAAGCGTGTGTTGGATTTCGCAGTCGGCACCTACGCAATCACAGGTTCCCCGCTGGCCTTCGGCTATACGCTCGGGTTCGCGCCGGGCGCGTACACGATCACGGGCGACGCGGCGGCGCTGTTCATTGCGCGTGTGCTAGACGAAGCGGTCGGCACCTACGCGATCATGGGCGATGCGGCGGCGCTTCTCTACAATCGCGTGTTGGATTTCGCGGTCGGCACTTATGCAATCACCGGCTCGCCGTTGGCCTTCGCCGATACGCTCGGGTTCGCGGAGGGCACCTATGCGATCACGGGCGACGCCGCCGCGCTTCTCTACAATCGAGTGTTGGATTTCGCGGTCGGCACCTACGCGATCACCGGATCGTCGTTGGCCTTCGCCGATATGCTTGGGCTGACTCCGGGCGCGTACACGATCACGGGCGATGCGGCCGCGTTGCTCACCGCGCACCTACTCGACTTCGCGGTCGGGTCCTACTCGATTACGGGCGACGACGCGGCCCTCCTTTACAATCGCGTGCTCGACGAAGCGGTCGGGTCCTACTCGATCACCGGCAGCGATGCGCTCCTTCAAGTTTTGAGCGGCGCGTACCTCGACGAAGCGGTCGGGTCCTACTCGATGACCGGCAGCGACGCGGCGCTTCTCTACAACCGAGTGCTCGATGCGCAGGCCGGGTCCTACTCGATGACCGGCGCAACCGCCGAGTTCGAGGAAGTCGTGGAGTTCGGGATTGCGGCCGGGTCCTACGAAATGACCGGCGCGCCCGCAGGCTTACTTATGACGCACATTCTATCGTGCGAGACCGGATCGTTCTCAATGAACGGGAGCGATGCGAACCTGATCGTATTCAACCCCAACGCGCCGCCGCCGACTCCGCCGGAGCAAGAGCAGATGGGGCGCGGGGGTGGATCGGCCCCGAAGGCGGTCTATGCCGATACTTTGGAATTGTTCCGTGGAAAGAGCTTCGATAGAGGCGTCCGCAGCATGGTCCCCCCGCGCTCAATCGCCGATAGAAACCTCACCACTCCCGCCCATACTTGGGCGCGGAAGCCGCCACCAAAGACTTGACAGCAGCCCCTAAACATGGTTAATGCCCGGGCTTAACCTCCCCGGAGCGGCAATGCAAGTCCCCTCAATCAATCTTATAGGTGGAGCACTCGCAGTCGCCGCCCTCGGGGCGGTGATCTTTTTCGGTGTGCAGGCGTCTCCCTGCGCCGGGGTCCCGCCGACCGTTTCAACAGTTGCGCCCGTTTTGGACGCGCCAGTGTTGAAACCGCCGGTTACGAAAAAGTCCGTCGTGTACCGCAAGGTGCTCAAGGGTGGCAAACTCGGCGACGCGATGGCTTGCAAGCAAGTCCGGTCGGCCGCAGCAGAATACACGAAGGCTCAAGTTCTCGCCGCAGCTAAACAGTACGGTTTGTCCCCCGCACAGGTTTCGGCATTGCGCGTTTGTTTGAACTGAAAAGGGAACATGGGGTCCGCCCGGGCGAATGGTCGAACGGGAACAGTGAGGAGTAACGACAATGGCTGTAAAGCTCAAGACGGTTTACGAAAAACAGGAAGATGTCCCCGAAGGCTACGGTGAACTTTACACCGAGAAAAACGGGAAGTTTGAGTTGACCAATATCGAAGGGGTCAAGACTCAAGCCGACATCGACCGCATGAATGTGGCGCTTTTGAAAGAGCGCACCGATCACAAGGCAGTTCGTGATAAGCTGCAATTGTTCGGCGATGTCGATCCCACAACTCTCCCGGCCCTGAATGAAGAACTGGCCGAAGCCAAGGCGCGTCTCGACACGCTGACGGCGGAAGGCAAGCTTGACGAGGGCAAGGTGGAGGCGCAAATCAGCGCGGCGGTGAACCGCGCAGTCGGCCCGGTCGGCCGTGAGAAGGACTCGTTAGCCAAACAACTCGAAGTGGCGAAGAAGTCCGTCGTCGAGAAGGAAGCCGAAATCGGCAAGCTCAACGAGAATATCCGTCAGGAGCATGTTCGGCTTTCGATCCGCGATGCGGTCATCGCGGCGCAGGTTCTCCCCACGGCTATCGACGACGCGGTGCTGGTCGGTGAACGCATGTTTGAGTTCGTCGATGGCAAACTCGTCACCAAGTCCGACAACGGCATGACTCCGGGTCTCGACCCGAAGGAATGGGCTAAGGACATGAAGGAAAAACGCCCGCATTGGTGGCCGCTTAGCCAAGGTGGCGGCGCGCAGGGCGGCAAGGGCGGCGGCGTCAGCAACAAGGACAATCCTTGGAGCGCCGAAGCTTGGAACCTCACCGCTCAAGGCAAGTACATCCGCGATAACGGCGAGGAAAAAGGCGCGGCGTTGGCGGCTCGCGCCAACTCGAAGATCGGTGCGGTGCGGCCAACTCGGAAGGTCGCATAAACCAGTCCGTAACCTGACTTAAGGCAACTTGACAATGCCGCCCCCGGGGCGGCATTGTTGTTTTGATGGGGCGGGGACGTTCGCGGTTGAGGCGGCGTGTCGTGTCGAAACCATGGCACTCAAGCCGGTCCCCGCCCCATGATTACAAAGCGTTAGGGCTTTGCATTTCAAATTTGCTGTGCAGCGAATATAGCGCAAACGCCGAATAACAAAGCATTTCCTCGAATTTCATCCCCCAAAATTCTTTTTCGCGTTTACCGGGTTGCTTCGCGAAGCAAAACGCGTTAATCATACCAGCATCGAAATCAGGTCCCATCGTTTCTTGAGCCTCATGGCAGTGCTCGATGCGCCCGGACCAAAATACCCGATACCTCCATGGGGAGGCCGGAGCTATCCAGTTTCACCCCTTGGAGGCAGTGCCATGGCTAACGTATCCACCACAATCTCAGACGTTATCGTCCCCGCGATCTTTACGCCGTACACCCAACAGTTGACGATGGAGAAAACCGCCATCGTCCAGTCGGGCATCGCGGCTCGCGACGACTTCTTGGACAACCTCCTCGCTGGCGGCGGCTTGACTTTCACGGTCCCGTCTTGGCAGGACATCGGTGACCCGGCGGAAAACGTCGGCTCCGACGACCCCAATTACGACTCGACCCCGAACATCACTGGAACGTCAGCCGAAGTCGCGGTTCGACTTTCCCGTAATAGTTCGTGGAGCACGATGCGCCTTGCGACGGCCTTGGCCGGTGCCGACCCGATGCAGTCCATCGCATCGCGCGTCTCCGACTATTGGGTCCGTCGTCTACAGCGTGCTTTCGTCGCCGTAGCCAACGGCGTGTTCTTCACCAACGCCTCGGCCAACGCGGGTGCTACCCCGGGCGGCTTGGGCCTTGCCGCTCAGTACGGCAATCAGGACGACCTGACTCATGACATTTCTGCCTCGGGCTATAGCTCGGGCGTCACCGACTTCAACGCGGAGGCGTTCATTGACGCCTGCACGTTGCTCGGCGACGCGGCCGAAGATGTGACGGCGGTGTTCATGCACTCCATCGTCTACTCGAAGGCTCAGAAGAATAACCTGATCGACTTCATCCCGGACGCGGAAGGACACATCAACATCCCGGTGTTTTTGGGTCGCCGTGTCATCGTGGACGACGGAATGCCCAACCCGGCGGGCGACACGTCCAACAACGCCAACACTGGCGGCGGCTCCGGCCTCTACCACACTTGGCTCGTTGGACCGGCCTCGTTCCGACTCGGCGTCGGCACCCCGGTCGTCCCGACCGAAGTGTTCCGTTACCCGTCGCGCGGCAACGGCGCGGGCTCGGACACCCTGTTCAACCGCGTCGAGTGGGTCATCCACCCGGTCGGCCACGCGTGGGTCGGTTCTTCGCCTCACTATGAAGGCGGCCCGACGAACGGTCAGCTTTCGGCCAGCGGCTCCTTTGTCCGCGTGTTCCCGGAACGCAAGCAGATCAAGCTCTCCCGCCTGATTACGCGCGAGTCCACCAGCGGCTACGCATGGACGGCGGACCCGAGCGACGGTCAGAACTTGGCGGTCTTTGGAACCACGGCGGCAACCGCGAACACTGGTCCATAACCAGCGGGTTTAAGAGATACGCCGGAAGCCAACTAAGACTTGGCTTCCGGCCGCTTCTTCAAACCAAGGATGCACGCCAATGGCTGATTTTGACTCCCTCGCTTCGCCTCGTTTGCACAAGCGTCACCAACGCTATGCGAACTTCACGAGACTCAATCATAGCAAGCAAGAGCTTTCGTTCCTGTCCTTACAGGCGACGCGCCTCGGCACGACTTCGGCCGCGATCTTCGGCTTGCTCGACAGCTACACCGCTGAGCAAATCGCGGCGGCGACAAGCCTCGGTCAGCTTTAAGCCTTCGGTGTCCGTCCAGAGGGGGGACTTCCGGCGGATACTGATCGGCGGCGGACGGGGGTGGAAAACCCTCTCCGCCGCCAACCTTTAAGAGCTTTCCCCGCTGCATGGGCATCGGGGCGTGTCCCCAAGCAAGAGGCTATCAAATGGAAACCCCCAAAGTTCTAGCTGCGCTCGCGCAACTCGACCCGTCCGACGACAGTCATTGGAATACCGATGGACTCCCGAATACCGGCACAGTCCAGAAGCTCGCCAACGACCAGACAATCAAGCGCAGTGACATTCAGGCCGCGCGTCCGGGCTTTGACCGGGCTGCGGCTGTAGAAGCGAAAGCGCCGAAGGCGGCGACTCCAATCGAGCCAATCGCTCCGGTCGAAGCCAAGGTCTCAGTGACGAAGCCTGTTCTCGACGACAAAGCCGCCAAGGCTGCTGCAATCGCGGGGACTGAGGAAGTAGTAGTTTCGGATGCTCAGCTTCGGGCGCATCTCACGAAGCGCGTCAAGGACGCCGAACAGAAGCGCGAAGCGGGTAAAGCGATGCAGCGCGACGGCATTGTGATGCAGAACGATGCGGCTCACGAGTTAACCGCCGCTCAGCGTGACCTGCACAAATGGTTTCCGCCAATGACGGCGGCGGAGAACATCAAGGCGCACTTACGGGCGGAAGCGGAAATTCGCCAAGCTCGGGTTCAACAGGGGGCGGCGGCGGCGTCTCATTTGGATCAAATTCGGCGTCCCGGTGGTTTTTCGGCGAATAAAGGTTACGGACCCGGCCGCTCCAAGGGCACTTTCAGCCTGAAAGAAGCGGCGAAGCTCGGAATGGTTGTCCCGGGTAGTGCGGCGGAGGCGGCGCAAACCGCAGCGCGGGAAGCTCGGGCGATGACTCCGGGAACCAAAGCGTAAACACATCCGTTGACAGAATACGCGGGACTGTCAACCCAATCATATACAGCCCTCGCCCCGCAGCGGCCTAATGGCCGCGTGGGGCGGGGGCTTTTTTGTTCTACAACAGAGGAGGCGACCATGGGCTTGATCCTTTTGATTATCGTTCTCATTCTCCTGTTCGGCGGCGGCGGCCACTACATCGGCGGCATCGGCGGAGGGGGCATCGGACTCGGAACAATCCTCATCATTCTCCTGATCTTGTTTCTTCTCGGGGTCCTGTAAATAAAATGACGATCACCCGTGCTCAACAGGCGGCCATGTATTACGCGCGTCGGCGTAGACTCGCGAACCAAGTGCTGCAATCGCTCACGCCATGGTCAGAGAACCTTGACGTGAGCGAGGGCCAGTACGTGTCGAGCGGCGGGGCGGCTTACATCGCATCACACAGTGGCACGACTGGTCCCAACGCTCCCTATGGTCAGTCGTTCACCGATGCGGAAAGTGGTGGCGTGACTTGGGTCCGCGCTGATAATCAGTCTCTCTTGCAATTCCTCTATATGGGAGCGCCAACGCCATGAGTGACTTTGGGACCCTTTTAATCTTCGCCGTGCAGGACCGCACGGGCACCGTGGCGCAGCTTTCGCCTGTTAGCTCGCCGGGTCCCGAGAACCCTGTCGAAGTCGGCGACACCGGCGTTTACGCGGGCCTTCAATCGTGGAGTGGCAAAACCGTCTCGCTCCCGTTCACCGTCAATCAAAATGTCGAGAACAGCGGGAACGGTGACTTCGGTATCACGACCGCAGTCGGGCCGATCCGACTCGACGGCGAAGGCTCCGGCCCCGGCTCACTCTTGAATTCAGCGTGGCCCGAGAGTGGCACTGTGACATGGACGACTGGCGCGAACGAGGGCCTGACGCTCGACATCGCCGCCGCAACAATGGCGAACGCCTACATCTATCCCGACTTCCTCGCGCAGTACACCGGAGCGCGCGGCAACTTCACCTACCCGGACAGCCCGTCCGAAGCGATCCAAAACGCCATCGTGCAAGCATCCGACTACATCGACCAGCGGTATCGGTACAAAGGCGTCAAGCTTTTGCAATTCATGAGTAACGGCGCATTTGACCCGAGCATCGGCTTCATTGACCCGTGGCTTGGTGAGATGGGCTTCCTCGGCGGCGGCCCGGGCACGAACTACTCGGCGTGGTTTACGCCGAGCGCCACACAGCAAGCTCTCGAATGGCCGCGCGTCGGTGTCATTGATATGAACGGCGACACGGTGTTCGGAATTCCGCAGGCGATCAAGTACGCGTGCGCCGAGCTTGCGGCTCGCGCGCTCAACGGCGTCGTGCTGCAACCGGATTACGATCCAACAATCGTCACGGCTGGCGGCGTGTTGTCCAGCTACTCTCAGGAAGTCGGGCCTATCAAAGTGACCAAAGCCTACAACGTCGCGATTGGCCTCGGCTTCTTCGCGACCTTCCCGCAAGTTGATCGGATCATGGGTAGCGCCGGAATTCTGCGCGCTGGCGGCGGCCGAAGCATCATCCTGTAAGGGGGGTTAGTCATGCTCGCAAAATTCAGCGGCGGCGGATCGAGCGCGGGCAACATCGGGGTCGGCGAGTTGTTCTATGCCGAAATGCTCGCAGTCGCGGACGAGCTAATCGCGGACTACGGGATGCCAGCGAACCTCAGAAATAACGAGACGCTCGTGCTACGGCCGTGCGTTATAGTGGTCTCCGACTACATGCCCCGGGACGCTCAGACTCAACTCGCGAACCCCACCGAGCGGACGATCCTGTTCGCGGCCGGGCTCGGCGACATCCCGAACTTGGCCCCGGATTGGGAGTACGAGCAACTGATTACCTACGTCCAGCCCGGCGGCACAGTCGTCAACGAAGTCTTGTCCTTCACTCAACCTTTGAAGCTTTACTCCCCCGGCGGCATCGTCGTGCTGTACCAAACAAACGTGAAATTGTAAGGAGAGTCCCCCATGGCTTTTTCCGTAAACGACCGGCGGCAACTTGTTTTGAGCCGCCTCTATGTGTTGCTCGGTGGCTTGAATATCCCGCTGCTAGGCGGCCCCGATGGACCAAAGCCGATTGTACCGGGGAATATCGTTTCAAACCGGAACGAACTTCCCGCGCTGTTGGTGCCGGGAATTATCATTCTCGACGCCGACGAAATCAAGGACCCGCGTGCTCAGTTACCCGCGCGAGGCTTGATAGAGCGGGCCGTCCCGCCGAGCATCATGAAGATGACGCCAGAGATTTACGTGGTCCTCGAAGTTCGAGGTATCACGAACCGAAACGTGGGGCAGGACTTGAACACGGCGAGACTCGCGATCTTGGGCGCGGTGCTACCGGATAAGGCGTTGCAGGGTATCGTCGGGCCGAACGGCAACATCGTGTACGACGGTTGCGTGACGGACTTGGCCCGTAACCGAACAATGAAGGGCCAGTTGGGAATTTCGATCACGTTCACGTACCCCCTCATTCAGAATGAGTACGTCGGGATCAACCTGCCGAGCGGGGGCTAAAAGCCCCTCCAATTCAGGGTTTTACCCGGGCAGCAACCGGGGTCAAGTCCCCGGTTGCTATCCCCCTCAGAATATGGTTAATGGTCCATCTAATTCCGCGCCGCCCATGGGGGTTTGCGCTTTGATCCTTTTAGGGAGACGGTGCCATGGGTGACACGCAAAATCCGGCCTTCGACATCGAAGGCTCGCTTTCCAGCCCGAACATCGGCAACTACTACATTGGTCGCGGACTGGTCAGCATTCAGTTGCTCGGCGAGAACACCTACACGCCATGCGGCAACAGTCCCCAATTCGAGTTTTTCGCCAAGGTCACTCAGCTTGACCACTATTCGTCCATGACCGGCGTCAAGGTCAAGGACTTCACGGCGGTCACCGAAATCTCGGGCGAACTGACGATGGTCCTCGAAGAATTCACCGCGCGCAACATGGGCCTCGCGCTGCTCGGTCTGCCGACTGGCGGCCCGTCGCCGAGTCCCGACACCATCGACATCTTCGCCGACCCGGTTATTTACGGGGCAGTGCAATTCATTGGCGCGAACGACGTGGGGCCAATCTGGACGACGCTATTCCCGCTGGTCTCGCTCAAGCCCTCGAAGGCCATCGCGTTCATCGGAAATGCCTACGGCACCATCGAACTCAAAGGCGACGTGCTGTACGACCGGCTCACCGGCGGCTTCGGCACGGCGACGACCACCCTGCCTGCAAGCCCGTCCGCAACGGAACTGTAATTTGAGCTTGCTGCGCCGCTTCGGCGGCGCGGCTCGTCTCGCGAACCCGGACGGCTTCCGCAAGGGGGCCGTTCGGGCGACCGGGACAAGGAACTAGGGTCCCCCTCGCATGACTCAAGAGACGCGCGTCATATCGCCCGCTTACCGGATGGGCCCGGTTTTTGGAAAGGTCACTTCGGCACAGATCATAGCGTTGAAGCAGCATGTGGTGTCAATGACTTCACACGCTGCACTGGTGAAGGCGCAGCTACAGGCTTCAAAGGCGGCGCTTGCCGCTCTCGATCAGACGGCCGTGAACGCGGCAGTAGTTCCGGGCTACCCGCCCTCGGCAGTGTAATAAAGGGAGACGACCATGGCAGAGACCATCGCGCAGCGCACCACTCAGTTGCAAAGCATCGTGAACGAGCTTACTGCTCGCGTCGCGGCCGATCCGTTCAACACCGATCTTCCCCCGCTTCTCGCGGCGGCCCAAGCCGAGCTTGCCGATTTGACTATGCAGGGCACCGTGACATCCGCATCCACTACGTCGGCCAAGGCGTCCCTCATGCCACTGACTCCTGCACTGACTCCTGCTACGACGCGGCCCAAGATCATCCCGGCCGCTCCGACGACCGCAGCCACACCGGCCGCAGCAACAGTGGTCAAAGCCCCCGTCGCGGCCCCCACAATGACAGCAGGCGCGCAGCCGATGTCGCGCTCCTCGATCAAGCCGATGCCGCCGACCGTACCGGCGGGCATGCGGCAGAATACCCGGCCGAGCCCGGCGGCACCCCGTCCGGCTCCGGTCGCGGGTTCATCGCGGTCAGGCGCGTAATCGCCGCAGAATTTGCGGCGATTAAGGCACTTAATCCCCGCATAAACTAGCTTCGCCACCTTCTAGGAGTGGCGCGGGTTGCGGAGGCCCCGGCGGGCGCGCTCGTCGGGGCTGACGCGGCTATCTGTAATTCCCCACTTTACCGATAACGGAGTCCCCTCATCATGACGAGTCCCCCCAAAGAACAAGGCTTGAGCTTGGCAGACATCGCCGACATCGGGGAAGATGTCGAAGTCGGCGACGGCAAAAAACTCAAGGTGAAAGGTATCTCGGCAAAAGGCTGTCTCATTCTTATAGTTCGTTTCCCCGACATGCAGCGGTGGCTTAGTGGTGACATCATTTCTATCAACGATGTTGTCTTACAAGCGCCAGAAGCGGTCGGTGCAATCATCGCAGCCGGAACGGGAAATCCGGGCGATCCAGATAGTGAAGAAATCGCGAGCGGCCTGCCAATCGAGACGCAAATAAACATAGTCGAGGCGGTCTTTAGGCAAACCTTTAGGAGTGGCTTCGGCCCTTTCGTATCGAGGGTGCTCCGTATGCACGAGGCCGCCGTCGCAGTCAAATCAGGAAGCGATGGCAAGGGCCCGGATATGAAATCGCTGCCGGAGTCGAAGCCCTCATTGCCAATGGACACCCCACAAGCGTCGTCTGGAACTACACCCCTCGCCAAATAACAGCCTTCCTCTTTTTGGCTGATCGGCGACGGGATCGTGACAACTACGATTTTCTGTCGCTAGGCGCGATGGCATCACGCGGGAAAGAGGAAGCTCTCAACAAGCAATTGCAGACTTGGGAAGGGGAAATGAACTAATGGTTGAGGTAACAATCACCGTCACCGGGGGCGACATCGCCGAGAAGGTCACGAAAAATATCAACGCGACTATCGCGCAGGTCAATACGGCCGTCACCGCCGCCCTGAATATGTGCCGGTCGATGATAGAAGAACAAGCTCGTAGTGTGATTTCTAGCTCGGGCAAGTTCGGCGGCAGATGGACCGATGGCTTGCACGTCACGCTCGACAACATGCGTATTAGCATGAGCCACGATATTCCCTACGCCGACATCTTCGAGACCGGCGGCACGATCACCGGCAGTCCGTTGCTGTGGCTCCCCATCGGCGATGGCCCGGCGGAGGGCGACACGTTAGTTTCGGCCAGAAACGCTAAGAAACCTATGATGCTTTCGATCACCGACAAGTCCCCCAAACTGTTCGGCACGGCGTCTGTCACGATCCCGAAGAAGTGGGATTTGAACGGCGTGGTGCAAAACGTCATGCAGAACTTCGCTGATTATTTCTCGGCGGAGATGGCGGGGGAATAAAATGGCCCTAGAAGATGTAGTTCAAGGCGTACAGGTCAGCGTCAAGACTGACGGCGTCGATGACGCCGTCAATAAAATTGATGGCGTGACGAAGGCCGTTGAGAACCTTGCCGCCGCCGGTAGCAAAGCGAGCGGTGGCGGCGGCGGCATTGAGGGCCTGAATACCGCGTTCAAAAATATCGGAACGACAGCCGCGCAGTCCTTCTCTCAAATTCTTAGCAGTGCGACCAGCGGCAACTTGACCGGCCTCGCGACTTTGATGGGCGGCCCGGTCGCCGGGTCTTTCACTCAAGCCGCCGAGCAACTAAGCCAATTCATTGACCAGCAAGACGCCGCCATCCTCAAGACCGCCTCGATGGCGAGGGCGATGGGGACGACGCCCGAGGTTATTCAAGGCATGGGCGCGGCGCTTGGGGAAGCCGGGGTTAGCGCGTCAGGATTTGAACGCCTAGTCAACCGCATGTCCACGCGGGTCGCGACCGACTATGCGAGCATGATGAAAAACATTCGCACTGACCATGATACCGCCGCGTCCTCGGCGCTCCGTGTCACCAAAGCTAACGAAAAGTTGCAAGAGTCCTACGGCGTTCCGAAGGAAGCATTCGCGGAGCAGGATAAGTGGATCGCACAGCAAGAGGCTCAGATCGCAAAGAACGAGGCGATAGAGGCGCAGCGCGAACAAGCACTCAAGAGTATCCCGAACATCACTGAGAAACTCAAAGAGGGCATCAAAACACACAAGGAGTCGGCGGATGTTGCCGATACCGACATTCAAACCCTAACCAAGTCTCTTGAGAACCTCGCACGAACCGGAACTGGTCCCGCGTCGGGGCTAGATGTTATCCAAAAACTATTTGAGGGCATTCAAACTGGCGCTATTGGCGCAGAGAAGGGGCTCGCCCTAATCAAAGCAGAGATGGGGTCTATGCGGGCAGGCGGCGCTGGCGGCATGGACGCCGAGAAGCTCCTCAAATTCGCGCAAGACGGCGGGCTGGCGAAAATGCAGGCGGCTACCGCCGAAATCGCTGCACATGGTTTAGGTATTACGAAGCAGGATGTCGATAACGCAGAGAAGGCGGCGGCGGCGGGTGCGAAACTTCTGCAAGTTATAGACGCGATGAAAGAAAAAAGCGCCGCCGCTATCGCCCCAATTAAAGCAGTCGCCGAAACCAATGCAGCACATAATTTAGAACAACTCCCGGGTATTGTAGACGCTATAAGTTCCGCAACGAAGGGGGCGGCGGACTGGATGAAGTCTCTCCTGCCGCAAGGACTTATTGATTTTTTTACCAAGCCAACGGGGGCCACCCCCTTTCACGGATTGGATATTTTGCACGGGGGCGGCCCGTTAACGGGGGGTCCGTCGTCCGGTACTCCCGGCACTCCCGGCATTGTTCGGCCGGGCGATAAAGATGACCCTAACTCACCTATAAAGGTACTTCGGTTCGGTCACTCTAACCAGCCGGGGCCCGGCGTAAAGACGGAGCAAACATCCGGCACAACTCGCATCTATCATCTGCCGGACGATGGTGCTGCGCCGATGGCTGGCGGCGGACAGCCGCTCCCGCCAGAAGGCCGTGGCTACGGCGGAGGCGCGGCCGTTGACATCAACGCCAGCGGCGCTACAGTCAGCGGCGCGTTGAACTCCCTTGCTGGCGTCATCACTGAGGGCGCTGCTGCTATTAAGGCTGCGCTTGGCGGCCTCGTGGTGCATACAACGTCCGGTGCCCCTAACACACCGACTGGCGACCAAAGTAGACGCGATGCGAGAACGTGGCCCGGCGGCGGCGGCGGCGGCCCGGTCACACATGAAACCATATCTGTAACCGATCCAATGAATGCACCATGGCGCACGGGCGGAGCAACAAATATGCTTCCCCCGGTAGGAACGGAAGGCGCGGGCGATGCTCGCGTCGGCTCGGGGCCCTCGGGAGAGCCGCCTCCGCACCCGGAAGCCGATGCCGCTAATATGCCTACATCTACATCTAAAGAGATTTCGGGCCGGGAAGTAGCCACCGCGCTAAAACAAGCTGGCGCGGACAGTATAGGCGGCGGCGCTTCGGGCATTAGTTCGGCGTTTACCTCCGTGGCATCAGCTATAGGCGGCGGCGGCACGTCAGTTGCATCGGCGCTTATGTCCTTAGCGAGTAAATTGTCATCATTAGTTCCGAACCCCAACGCCGTTCCCGGTACTCCCGGCACTCCCGGCTATCCCGGCACTCCCGGCGCAATGCCCGGACCCCCGAGTCCGCGACCGTTGCCGTATGGGGCTACTGTGGGTGCGAAGGACATCGTCATAGGAAATAATCCGGGAGGCTCCATTGATGTAGCCGACAGCTACTGGCAGCGTATCCACGACAAAAAGGACAAGGTGCATTTCAGAGGAGATTGTGTTTCGGCCTGCGTCATGTCAACGGGACTTCCCTATAACGAGGGGTGTGTCGAGCCTACCGCACGTTTCGGAATTCACATGGCCTCGACGAACGGCGTACCAGACCAACAGGCAACCAACGCGATGGTCGCGAAGTATTATCCTGCGAAATTGCAAGATTATATCAAGACCCATCCGCTTCGACCGGACGTTCAGTATTTGAATGCAGCCATGATTACCGCTCTTGGAATTTTCCCGCCGTGCCCCGCCGACTCTAAAAATATACCGCAGGGGAGACAACCTCATTTCTGTGAGGGGGGTATCTGTGATGGTGTAGTTCGCGGTCCCGGCACCGACGTAAGCGACAGCGTTCTTGCGCGGCTCTCGAAAGGTGAGTTCGTCATGAGGGCGGCGGCGGTGCGCGCCTACGGCGAGGACACCATGCACGCGATGAACAACATTCAAATGCCGTCGCAGAGGTACGCGATGGGCGGCATGGTTCCCACTTCCTCGCTACCTTACTTCGCGGCGGGCGGTGCGATTGAGAAGGCAGACTCGATATTGAACCTGACCATCGGCGATCAGACGTTCGACGGCCTGAAAGTGCCAGACAATGTCGCGGCAAAGCTTAAGCAGTTCGCTATCGGCCAGCAAACATCTTCGACTGGCCGCAAACCTAGTTGGGCCGCAGGATAACAAGCCATGACACAGGAAAACGTACTTCCAGCGAATGCCGATACGTTGCTGACCATTTCTGGAATGGGCGGCTTTCAATATCAGGCGCGCGGCCTCACTCAAACGCTTAGCGTCATCCCCGAGGCCAACAGCCAAGAGCGGTCGGTGAACGGCGTGCTCATTGATCTAAGCAACCCGGTGTTTCGGAAATACAAGAGCAAGATTACATGCACCGACATTGACGCGCCCCCTCTCGACGGCATCTGGCCGGGGATGGAAGTCACAGTCGAATGCGCCGCGAGCCTCGCCTACCTGACCGGCAACTCGGGCTCGCCGTCGCGGCCCGTAGTCAGTGGATCAAGTTGGACGCAAGGACTTTTCACTTTCTACCGGCCCATCCTCGTAATGTTAGTCCAGCCGTGGAGCGAGGACTTCGCGGAATGGAAGAACGAGAACACATGGTCTTTAGAGTTGGAAGAAATCTAACATGACCGACGAACTTACCACTCCCGAAATCACCGGAGTAGCCAGCCCCGGCGACGGCGAAGGCACCGGCATGGGCACCACATCGCCCGGCTATGCTTTGCCATTTCTGTTCGCTTGGGTGAACTCGGATCAAACCACGTTCGACGAAACGATGCTTCGTAATGACGAGGAAATTCTCGAAATCAACTTGCAACATGAAGAAGGTCAAGTTCCGACACTATCGGTCACGATCAAAAATCCGTACACGGGTCTCCTTAATGCGACCCGTCATCAATGGGCGTGGCTCGCATATCAGCCGCCGAACCTTGATCCATACGCGGAAGGGACTTTCAGCGGCCCGGGGGACTTCACCAATATCCCGAACGGCTATGGATCGAGCGGCGCAACCGATCTTGCGCCTGAAACTGTCGAAGGCACCCCCGAGTACGTCGTGGATGGCTATGTGCAGCCGGGCTATCAGGTCTACGATGACGCAACAATCATTCTCGTTCCGCCGATCCCCTCGTCGTCGAACCTTGGCACTTCGCCGTCCCCTTCCGGCGGAGCGTCGGGCCCCCCGCCATACACGAATGGCAACACCGTCGTTCCGATATTCTTCGGCGAACTTATAGGCGTGCCCGATGATCTGTTCGCGGAAAAGATCACACTCAAATTCCTTGCACGCTCGGAGAACTACATCCAGTGGAAACAGGCGTGTGCCGAGACGTTGAAAATCCCCGGGAATTACGATCCGGTTTTCCTAAAGGAAAAGGAACAGGATAACCCTGACAGCATCCTCGAAGGATGGTCGTCGCTATATCATGTGGACCGTTGCTCTCTCGAAGTGACAGCAAGCGACGTGCTGGTCGGCGAGGATGGCACTGTGGTATTCGCCGAGTCGCCGCCAAGCGCGATCTACGACAGTGTGAAAGTCAAGATCGGGCAGGCCCCGCTCACCAACGTGCAAGTGCAGACGACGGTTCATTGGATGCAGCGGACTACGGGCTACGTGGACGGCCCGGATGTGAGCGTCGCCAGCTATACCGGCGGGTCCTTCGCTGACGACTGGCCGAAGCCGGGCAAGGGTCTTGGCGCTGGATGGACAGTCGAGACGAGCTATGTTGATGACCCCTACACGATCAAAGAAACCCCGATGTGGAACATCACGACCGACACACAATTCTACGGCACTCTTACCGATTATGATTGCGCCACCGTGTCGATCAACGAGTCATCAAGCCAGCCCGCGTTGCTCGGCCCTGTTTGGACGGCGGGTGGTGGCATCCCTACCGTCATCACAACAGGTCAAAGCAGCTTCTGTGATCCGTATTCCATCCCGCCGACCAACATACCAGCAAAGCTAGTAGAGAAGCTTCTTTACGTGCCGCTGTGGGGCTTGAACTGTTCGTGGGAGCTAAAGTATGAAGCGAAGCGCGAGTTCACCGAAGTCATCTTTGTCGATGTAACCGCCAACACGCAAGCCATCCTCACATCGCCGACCGTCGAGCAGGACACCGCGCTAATCAAAATGAATGGTGAAGTCGGCGAGCCGTTGCTTATCTATGACGCTTGGTCAGATTTTGCCGGGGGAAAACATTTCGGTAAGGGCCAACTTATTTACCCGAACAACCCGCTCACGCCGGGCGGGCTGGCATACCAAATTAGCCTTGGTCCCGGAACAGGCGGCAATGTTGAGCCCGATTTCAGTGATGTACCCGGGGCGGTAACGGCAGAAATTTCTCCGGGCACCGGGTCGTGGGTTTCACTCGGCGAGAACCCGCAAGCCAAAATTCAGAAAATGGCGTTCGCTACGAACTATGACGTTGGTACGATCTTGCTCTATGCAGATACAGTTTTTAATGGCGGCCCGGGCTCGCTCGAAGATGTCGTCCCCCCGAGCACATCCTATTGGATTTGCACCGCCGAGGCGGGTACAACAGGAGCGGCGTTATCGGACTCTGCGGGGGCGGTCCCCAATGTAGGCGAGGGCGGCGAAGGTGAATTCACCGTAGTTCAATACCGTCCTCTGCCCACCGAGAGCGATCAACTTCTATTCCCGCCAGCCCTCACCATCACCGGCGTTCCTTATTTTGATCCTAACTCCGATGCCGTCTTAACTTCGATCAATTGCACCGATTTCACGATTATTTCAGGGGGAGCGGCGGGGGTCGCTGGAATGGCGGTTCTCGGCAGTGTACCCGGCATCCCGGTCGGCGGCACGGCGGATAACGTCACGGCGCGGTGCTACTTCCCAACCGCACGCGGGAAAGAGTCAATCGAGTACGCGATCAACCGTGCTCGGGCCAAAATTCGGATGCGCTCGCGCGCTCTAGAAGTGTCATGGGCGTGCCCGATTGAAATGGTGCTCGGCATGTCCTGCCGAATGAATGCGACACTGTATGAGCCGCGCCTGCCCGGCGGCGTCGCCACCGGCAAGGTCATCAAGTACGGGATGACCGCGAGTAAAGGCAAAATTCGGGGGAGTGTTACAATCGGATGTTCGGTAGGCTACAATGCTTTCGGATCGCCGAACGCTGACATTTCGTACACCGGGGCCGTGTTCGAGCCGTTCGATGACGGGCTGCAATTCCCGCTCGGTGATTTACCGTCCGATGGTGGCTTCTTCACCGAGACGCTCCCCACTCAATACGCGGCTCTTGAGCCGGGTATCTTGGCTGAATTGATTTCCATGAAGATTTTGAACCCGCCGCAGCCAATCACGCCGGTGCAAAGCGGCGTCGGTGGCGAGACCATCGTTACCACAGGGGTTGGCCCGGCAACGGTGTGGACAGCGGCGGTGGACGCGGCGATCCTACCGAACCTTATGAAAAGCAATCCGATTGGGTGGATTTGCGAAATTGACTCGGTCGTAAACGGGCCATTCCTCGGCGCGTACACCATCACTGTGAGCCCCCTTGAACTGCCGCAAGGCGTCAACCTCTCAGCACCGGGAGACAATGACTAATGCCCACGATGGAACAGATTGTCCAGCCGTTTCAAGGTCGAGATGTTGGCCCGGAACCCTATGGTCCTTTGACCGGCCAGCCGAACGTGCCTGCGCTTGTGAAGATAGGCTTGACCGGCGGCACTCAGACGTTCACGGGGAACTTTAGTTATACGCAGACAAATAAACTCGGTGCGGTTCATACGGAAGCCCCCTCAAGCAGCGGCGTCATTCAGCACGTCATCGAAAATCCGCAGTCCAAGCCCAAGGCGTAATCAATGTCAGTGTCTCAGTATTCCCGCGCAACGCACACCGTTCGTGTCAAGAGTGCGGACGAACGGTTTTACGCCGATGTCGAAGTTCTCGACGCGATTTCGCTTACCCTCCCGAACAACTTTCAGATTGCCTATAAAATCTCCAAACCGAACGTCAACGCGCCCAACATCACCGACAACACGGGGGACGGTAACGGTGAGCCCGGCAAGGAGTCATCGACTCGGGCTTCGCATATGATGCGGGTGACAAGCACGGCAAACCCGGCGATGTTTTTCGATGTGGAAGTGTGTGACGCGTTCACGATCACCGGCCCGAACAATGCGGATTTTTGCATTGCGTGTCAGACTCCCAATCCGAAGTCGGTCGTGGCGATCACGGACACAACCGGCAGCGGCTTGGCGGTCGGGGCCACCAATGGATCGACCAAGGCACAGCACGCGGTCAAGCTATTGCGCCAAGTCGGCAGCGGAACACCCGGGCTGGCTAATCAGCAAATAGCGACTGACTATACGTTGACGCTTCTGACGGACGCGTTTGTTGAACAAGGTCCGTTACAAACTCTAGGAATGCCGTGGCTGATACCCACCGCAGACTTCGGCGGCCCCGGCGATCCCCCCGGATACACTGACTGGAATTCGGGACCGTGGTACGACATGCACGTTTTGCAATTCTACAACTATGACACCGTGCTTAACGGCGCGCTGTCGCCGGGCGCGAACACACTCGACCTAACTCAGTACGTGACCGATCCCGGCACGGGTCAGCAAGTGCCGCCGCCGAACACTGACCCGAACGTCTATGTCTACTTCCCTGACAACACCGGGGGGCCGTTCCTCGGCGCGACGCCATACACGGCGAGCGGCTTACCCGGCAATCAAGCATCAATGTCAATTCCAGCAATCGACATGGGGCCGATTTGGTGGATACGCGCGCTCGGGGCAGTAGACAATGTTTGGTTTTGGTATCTCAGCCCGGTGCAACAGCCGCTCGATCTTTCCTACTTTAGACCCGGCGGACCTTCCGAAGCCTTCGCGTACTTAGGAGGGTGGGGCTATAGCGGCTTCACCGCCCTTCCTTATTTCTCGGTGACGTATATTTTGGCGGTGAACTATTCTTTTATCCCACTTGGAACTTACGGCGCGGACAATCTTGCTACCGCCGCGTTAGATCAAGACGGACTCTCTTGGATGGGTGTTGGCACCCCGGATGGAGGGTGGGGCGTCGCGAACACCGCAGTAACGGGGGTGGCGGTTGCCGGGTTACCGTCTTTTATTGTCACGCTCGATCCCTACTACACGCCATACGGAGCGTTTGATTTGACTGCGCCGACTGCGGCCGAACTCCTCAAGTACGCGACAAAATTTGGACTTGAAAAGGCTTACACCAACTACGGCGGACCGATGCCGAATGTGTGGGAGCTAACGGGTATCCAACAACCGGGATTGACAAACACAACGCCGCCGCCGGGATCGCCGCCGGGGACGCCCCCTCCCGATTGGGACCCGACCACGAACCCACATCAACAGCCGGGTCTCGCGTTGGCGAAACAAGTCTGTCAGAAGTTTGCCGATAACTGGAATGCAGTGGCGAACGCGATCCAAAATCTATTTGGGAATGTCAATTCGGAGACAGGCCTCGTCGGTACACTCATCCCGCCGCCCGGGTGGAATTGGGCGAAGCCCTATGGGGGCAGCACGGTGGCGACCGCGCAACAATTCTCAAACGGGTGGATCGTCCCCGCCGTCATGGAGCTATGCGAGACGGTCCCGACGATTGCCGTGGGGCAGCTTGACCCCTCGGTGTGGGATGTCTCGCCAGTCGTAAATAACGGCACTCAGCCGGTCACATGGGCAAGCGAGACGCCACCACCCCCGGCTTGACCATATGGTTAATATAAGCTACAGGATCAACTCTCCCGGAGAATTGCCATGAGCGACATCATTTACCGCACTGCGGGCCCGTGGGGCCCGGGCCTCGGGGCTGACCTGACGGGCGCTCAGGTCGATACGAACTTTTGGATACTCTACAGCCTGATCCAAGCCCTTCAAGACGCCGAGCCGGACACGATTTCCTACTTCACGGTGACCGGCAACAATATGTGGATCACGATGACGGACCACTACGTTTTCGGTCCCTTCACGATCCCGACTTCGGTGTGGAATTTCCGGGGAGCGTGGGCACCAAATAACGCTTACGCCATCAATGACGTGTTCACCGCAGACGGAGCGGTCTATCTTGTTATCTACGGGCAAATCAATTCCGGCGCAACCTTCTACGCGGCAGCGAATGACGGCTTAGGCCACAACTACTATGGCCTCTTGCTCGCGGCTCCGCCGAACGAGCTTCCCGACGACGGCCTGCCCGGGCAATTCCTGCAATGGACCGCGAACGACAGCCCCGGCGGCGTGGCGTGGGCCTACATCAACCGCCCCATCGGCGTCTACATCGAGGAGCCACCGGACCCGCTCGAAGTCGTGGTCCGTTATCAGTTCGTCGAGAGCACGCAATTCCCGGTCGGACTGGCGGGTTCGATGGGCAGCATGGGGACTCGGGGCACCGGCACTCAAGTGTACGAGATTTACCAGAATGGCGCGAACGTCGGCAGCATCAACTTCCACGAGTCGCCGACCGACAGCGCGTCATTCACGTTCCCGACTGCGATCACATTCCACGCGGGCGACGTGCTGACCATCGCCGCGCCATCCGTGCCCGACCCCCACATGACGCAGATCAACTTCACGTTGGTCGGCGAAGTGGTGCTCCCGTAATTTTTCTCCAAGGCGAGCTATCATGACCAGCCCAACACTCCGCTCATATGGGGTCGCAAACTCGGAGAACGGCAGCGCGTTCGGCGCTATCTCCCTCACCACAGTCACCAACGACATCGTCGTCGTTGCCGCGAGTTTCTTTACGAACCAGCCCGAAGCGGATGTCGGCGTCTCCGGGATAACCGGCGGCGGCGTTACCGGATCGTGGACGTTGCGTAATCGCACGTATATAACGTGCAATGACGGCGTTCCGCTGATCCAAGAAGTGTGGTGGGGCCTCGCCACCACCGGAGCCTCGTCAGTCACGGTGGCGATCAACAACGCGACCACCACCTACGATACCTGTATGGTTTTCAGCGTTGCGGGCGCGAAAACAACCGCGCCTTTCGATGTCAACGTCTCATTGCCTGCCGTCGCTTCCTCCCCCGAAAGCTCACAGGTCACGACTCGCAATGTTACGGGTGTCTCGACCACCGCCAGCGGCACTTTGTTGATCGCAATACTGACAGGAAATAACGAGCCTAGCTCGATACCCGTCGCTTATGCCACGGCGGACAGCGACTTCACGCTAATCGCGGCGGATGGCGAGCAGGCAGCGTCTTTTTTAGGGGCGGGTTCGGAGTATCAGGCCCTATCGGGTCCAATCACAAGTCAAACATTCAATCTTTTTGCGGGCTTGGACTCGACCGATTGGATTGGCTACGTAGACGCAATCCAAGCTGCGGTGATCGCGGGCCCCACCGGCACTTGGGCTTCGACCGAAGCAGCCGACGCGATGGCCGCGCACGGCGGCGTGCTCGGCGGTTCGTGGCACTCGACCGAAGCCAAGGACATCTTCGATTTTACTTCGGCGCACCCAAGCGGTACGTGGGGCTCGACCGAAACGGCCGACACTCTCGCGGCGGCGGGCACCGGCGCGACGGCGACGTACTTCGATCCCGCTACCGTGTCGGAAGGCGTCTCCCTTCAAAACGATAACCTGACCGCGATCAATCAGGAGGCGTTCAACGAGTCAGTCGGCGCGCGGTCGAACACATTCAAAACTACCGGCAAGTTCTACACCGAATTCTCGGTCGAGTTTGAGGCAGGCGAGTCGGGTGTTGGCGTCATAAACGCTGCGGCGGCGTTCGGGAATTGGGCCAATCCCGTAGGACCGGCCACAAACGGCGCGGGCGTTTTCGCCAGCGAGAACGGCACGATTTGGATCAACGGTCAGGATATGTCCAATTGGGCCGGGACAAGTTTGAGCAGCAACACTCAAGGTTTGGGTCCTAATGATAATACGGCGGTCAATGTCGGCGTCGCCATCGACCTTGACAACAACCTGATTTGGTTCCGTGTCGCGGGCGGCCTATGGAACGGTATCTCGGGAGCGAACCCGGCAAACGGTGTGGCCTCACCACGACCGCCGACAACGGGCCAGCCGCAAGAGGGGTCCGGCGGCTACGATATTTCCATGATTACCGGCTCCGCGATCTATCTGTTCGCCGGGCTTTACGGGCCAGAAGATACTGCCATGCTGAATGCCGGGGCTTCGGCATTCGCCCACACGCCTCCATCCGGCTTCTCGGCTTGGGACACCGCGACACCGCCAGCGTCTCCGCTCATGATCGACGGCTACGCGACCGGCGGCGCGGCGGGCGGCGGCCCGTTCGACACGACGGGCATTGACTCGGCTACTGTCACGCTCACGACCACACAGCACAACGACGTGATCGTCGTCGGAATTACAGCCGGTGGCGCTTATACGGCGTCGCCGATCACAAGTATCACTGACACGGCCGGGCTGGTATGGAAGCGGCGCAATCAACGCTGGCAGCAAGGTGGTCTTAAGGCTGGCCCCGGCACGGAAATCAATAAAGGGGCCATCGTGGAGCTTTGGTGGGCGCACGCGCCGAACCCGCTATCGGGCGATGTCATCACCGTCCACGCGACCGGCGGCGAAGGCGCATTCGCCGTCCTTGCGTTCGGCGTCGCAGGGGCGAACTACACGACGCCTTTTGATACGCATACGCAAGCCGGGGGGTATGTCGATGGCAGCGGCGGTTTCTTTAACCCCTCCGTGTCGCAACTCGCCACGAATGCAGACAACACTCTCTTGTTTGGATTTCACGGTATAGGTGTGACTTATGCCGGTGACGGGGGCGTCGCGCAGGACCCGTGGACTTATGTCACGGCGACCGCGCTTGAAACTGAGACTGATGGCTACGGCGTGTTCGGGAGTCTCGTCTATCAGACTGTGACGGAGCCACAGTTAGGAACGGCGGTGTTGGTCGGCGGTCCAATTTACGCTGGCACAGAGCAGCCCTACAGTTCCGCAGGGGTTATGTTTGACAGCATCGTCGCGGCAGGCGAGAGCGGCACTGCGGAGGAAATCTATTGGTTTTGGGATAACGGTTCCGTCAGCGGCTCCATTCAACTTTCCACCACGACTGATCTTGTGTTGACCTATACGGTGGTGAACTTCAACCTCATGGTCCTAATTCAAGTCATGATAAAGTCTGCGAGCGGGACCGGCGAAGTCACGTCTATCTCGGAAGGGCAAGGCTCACTCTCGTCGGCTGGCTTCGAGCGGCGCTCGCGCGTCGTGACGGCGACCCCGGGTGGCACCATCGCTACCGAAATTTGGTGGGGATGGATGCCGATGTATACGCAAGCCGAACTTGCGACCAACGACACGATCACGATCAACACGTCGGGCACAGCGGCGGGCGACCTTATCGCCGCGCAGATATTGGGCCTCGGCGGCTCGACCGGCGCATATGGTCTAGGCGATGCGTTTTGGGATACGAACCCGGCTCTCCCGGTAGAGGTTGGTTGTGTCGGCGCTTCGCCGCCGCCGAACGCCTCAGATATTTCCACGTCGGAACTCTCGACGTTGTTGGTCGCGTGGACATCGAACCTCACCGAAGCGGTGCCGGGCTTCACGGAGCCATTTGTCGCGCTCACCCTAGACACCCCGAACACCATCCTGCCTAGGATGCAATACGCGTCAGACGCACCGCCGGTTTATATGGGCTTCGAGTACCTGTACTCGTCGGGGCTGGCGTCGGACGAGACCGCCGAATTCTTGCAATCGCCGGAGCCCGATGGATGGATCGTGATCGCCGACGCGATCCCGGTCGGACCGCCGCAGCCGCCGACCGGCGTGTGGGAGTCCGTCGAGCACACGGATGTTTGGAGCGCGCACGGGTTCGTGCCGGTGCAAGTCGCGTGGCACTCCACCGATCACGCCGACGAATTCACGGGCGCACCCGGGTTCGCGCCCTACTTCGGCGAAGGATGGCTCGGATGGGTCAAGGCGTATGCCGCTTGGGCCTCCACCGAGCACAAGGACACGATGGGCTTCTCGGGATGGCTCATCAACAACCGGATCACGGGCCAGATGGGCGCATACGAGTCCGACGACCGTCTGTCTCTCAGCAATCGCTCGACCGTCACGGGAACGTGGGGGTCGGTAGAATACAAGGACCGCTGGTCATCGGCGGGCTTTGAAATTCCCAAGGCTTATCCGCCCGCCGCCATCAAGCGGAGGCTTCTGATTATCACCTAAAAATGGGCTTGACGCCCATTAACCATCCTGCTAGGAAACCCGGACGCCCGCCCCGGACCCCTAGTCCCCTTTTTTAAGTTCGGCGGCAACGGAGTATCCCATGTCGGTCATTTATGACACCACGCTGAAAAACACCCGCATGACTGCGGTTGTGACAGCCATCGACAACGGCGGCGCGGGTTCGCTTCTGTTCGGCACATCGTCGGGCTTCGCTGGCGCAAACCTCCTCGCAACCATCGCCTTCTCGGCGACTTGCGGCACCGTCTCGGGCGGCGTCCTGACGTTTTCGGGCACCCCGCTCGTTGACGCGTCGGCCGCTAACACCGGCACGGCGGCGGAAGCCGAAGTCGAGGATGGCGTCGGTCACGTCGTCATCTCGGGTCTGACAGTCGCCACGTCGGCAGCGGACATCGTTCTTTCGTCCACGTCGATTGTCTCGGGACAGTCAGTCACGATCACTGCGGCGACAATCACCCACGGCTAACATGACTTCGCTTCTTGTGCGCGGCATGCACGGCCTCGGCGATAACGTCCACCAACGAGCAATCATCCGAGCTTTGCTCAAGCGCGATTATCAGATCGCGCTTGAGACATCGTGGCCTTGCGTCTATCACGATCTTCCCATCCGCTTCATCCGCAGGCCGGTTGCGCTACGCACGCAACTCAAGAACGCAATACGCGAAATAGACAAGTTTTCGGCGGCGGTGCCAGCGCATCACGGCGGCCGCTCGATCCACATCTCCTACAATCGAGGGACCATCTCGGGCCTGCCGTCAGGCACAGTCCTCGAAGCAATGTTTGCCTCCGCCGGTATCCAACCGGACTACGCCGAGGCCGACTACAGCTTGCCGATCCCGGTGTCGTGGGTCACGGACGCATACGCGTTTTCGAGCAAGTGGACCGGCACAAAGCCGGTCATGATTTATCGGCCGCTGGTCGCGCGGCCGGAGTTTCGCGGCAGCGGCATCCGCAACGCGAACCCCGACCAGTATGCAGAATTGATAACTATGGTGCGGGATAGCTTCTTTGTCGTGTCAATTGCCGACCTAGAATTGAACCGGGAATGGATCGTCGGCCCGCAACTGATCGCCGACGCGACGTACAACCACGGCGAGCTTTCGTTCGAGTCGCTGGCGGCTTTGATGTCGAGGGCGGCGCTTGTGTTCACGTCGAACGGCTTCCCGGCGATCCTCGGGCCCGCCGTGGGGGTCCCGACAATCTCGATCCAAGGCGGCTATGAGCCTGCGGCTTGGCTCGGCGGAAGCGGCGCGAAGTTCGCCCCCTATCTCGGCATTGACACGCTCAGCCCGTGCGTCTGCGCAACGTCGGCCTGCACCAAGCCCTGCACCAAGCTCCTCGATATGCCCCGCGCCCGCGCGGCGGTAACCGAATTCATAGGCAAACTTGGCATTTCAACGCCCGCTGAAAGCCGCCCTATCACTGAAATTTTCACCCCGGCCACCCATCCCCCACAATCGTCAGGGACGACCCCTGCGCCGCGCGTGATGCCGAGGGTACGTGTGGGGCACCCAAGCCTCCTAGCGCAGCGTGGACCCGGCGTAAGGGCTTGACGACCCATTCTCGACATGGTTAATGGCTTCCCTCTCCCCCGGAGGCCCCGCCAGTGCTCAATTTGCCCGAAGTAACCCTCGTTGTGGTCGAGACTCGCTGCCACGAATTGATGCGGCTCACTCTCACCGACATCGTGCTCAAGGTCCAATTCGGCGGCGTCCTCATCTATACGGACAGGCCCGAGCTTATCGGCATCCCGGTCCCGGCCACGTACATCCAAGTTCCGAACTGGCCCGACAAAACGAGGCAGGGTGCATTCTACTACATGGAGGCGGCACACGCGATCACGACATCGCACGCACTTCTCATGGAATGGGACGGTGGTCTCCGCGACGTGAGTATGTGGCGCGACGACTTCCTGAATTACGACTACATCGGCGCTCCTTGGGTCGGCCAGCGCGATAGCATGACGGTCGGCAACGGCGGCTTCATGTTGCTGTCAAAGCGGATGGCGGATTACGTCTACGACCATCGTGCCTCTTTCGGTATCGTGACCGACATGCAATACGCTCGCACCAATCGCCGCCGACTCGAAAACGAAATCGGCGCGAAGTGGGCCCCGGAGGATGTTGCGACCCAATTCTCATACGAGCACTATCCCCCGACACGTCCTCGCGCGCTCGCGGGACCGAGTTTCGGCTATCACGACATCTTCAACTGGCCGCTCGCACTCGATCATGCCGAGGTTATCCGCCGCACACGGCTCGTGATAGACAACATCTACGTCGTCACTCGTACCTCGAAATTGGGTTTGCTGG